GAGTTATCAAGAATATCACCAAGTGATGCATCAATAGCAATTTGCTGGGATTCTTCAGCTGAAAAATACGTGCGTTGAAAATTATTGTTAAGATCCTGAGCACGAATAGCAGAACCTGCAGTAAATGTTTGAGCAGTTTGAAGTGGTGTAATTCGAGTGACTGTTACAGTACCACTAGCAGGTAGTGCTGTAATAAAATTAATTTCAGCACCACTTAGATAACCAGCACCAGCAACTGGACTAGAAGTTTTGTTAATTACCGTGTAATCGGTATTAAGGATTTTTGTAACTGGTGAAACAATCCCATCATCAACAATTACTTGCAGATCGTCATCTTCCAAAAAAGGAATGTTTGTCAACGTGTAGTTTGCTGATGGGATTGGAATGTCAATAGTTGTTGCCATTGTTTACTTGTTCATATCTAGTAGTTTTTGGACTTGTTGTTGCGTCTGACTAGCAGCAGTCACAGCACCAGATTGTAACTGACGATCACGCAGATTCTTCATAGCACCAATATTTGCAGATTGAGCATTCTGTTGTTCATAAGCTGCCCATGCATACTTAAATGCATCGTTATGAAGACGATCAAGTTCTTTATGGACAATAGAGTTCTTGATTGGGAACTCACTTTGCTCCTGTAATCCACGACGTTTGGTGTATAGTTTCATCTGCTTATCCCAATAACTATTGGGTTGATTCATCATCTTTTCAATAGAACCTTTTAGGTCAACATTACCAGCAATCCAGTTGTTAACAAATTGTCGTTCCTTTGGAGTAAGTGGTTCCTTAGTAATTGGATTAGTACGTACGGTTTGAAGGTTATCCCATCCAGTAGACAACAGCCATTGACGCCAAGGTTCCATACCTCCATTCATTTTAAAGAATGGAAGAACAGCATTAATACCAGCAGTCATTGGTTCGAAATACTTGATAGGTTCACCAGTATAAACGTCTACCATATCCTCAAGACCCTCACCAACACCTGGTAGGAACTTGTTACGATTAGCAAGATATCCCCAGAAATCACGTTCTACATCCTTCAATTGAGGTACAATTGCTTTGGAAAAGATGCTACGAGTACCAGCATAAGGCAGAAGACTATCAGCAGTATTAGACAAGAACCTGTTAAAATTACCTTCATCACCAGACAACATACCTACCAACGGTTCGAAACCACTGAGGAATGATTTGTTAGTAATGTTCATAGTAATGGAAACAAGCATCTTTTGGAACATTTCTTCAGTCCAAGCTGAATCAGCACGACTACCTTGGTAAACTACATCTCCAACAAGACCAAGTAAAGAATCAAAAGGCTCTAAACCTTTGTAGCTTACCCATTGATCAGTTCCAGGTATCTTTAGTGATAGCGGTTTAAAACCCATAGCAATCATGCGGTTACGTTCACCAGCATCCTGTGACCCGTTACCTGTAAGATTACCGTTGAGTGCCCACAAAGCAGCACCAGTAATAACGGTACTACCCATCAATTGACGACCAATGTATTCTGATTTAAGTGCTTGAAAAGCTTCCATGCTATATTCCATACCATGTTCAGCCAAAGCTTCAGTAATCTCTTCGGTAGTCTTAGCTTTAAGAAGTCGTCGTGCCTTAGTAACAGCAGGACCGATGTTACTCATTGGGTTGAATGACCAACCAAATTCCAATGCATTGACACCAGTTCGTGGGAACATGAACAAAGACTTAGCAACTGGGAACTTTCTAAGCACCCCTTCAAGCGAATCTACAACTTTACTATCAAGATTAAGAGCAATTTCACCAGCTGCATGTTTAGCTGCTTCATCAGTTAGAAGACCTGTTGCATCAAAAGATTTGCTATAAAGCTCTTGTTGTTTTGCTTCAAACAATTTCTTGAAGTTATCATCAACAACACCACCTGTTTGGTCAAAAATCTCATCGTATGCCTTTGAACGTGCAATAATGCTGGCTTGGAAGGCGTTATTCATACCATCCATAGCATACATGGCATTAACACCAAGACGGCTAAACCAAGTATTATTGTACCAGCTAAGCCCTTTAGCCATATTCCAAAGAGCAACTTTACCATTCTTACCTTCTTTTTTCCAGACTTCAGCCATAGCATCCATCGATTCAAGGTCATTCAATTTAGCCTGGTAAAGGTCAGCACGACCACGAAGAGCTGCTTTTTCAGGGTTACTAACAGCATAGCGCCATTCTTCACCCATCATCTTAAGACCACGCTGGAAAGTCTCAGTAACACCGCCAAAGGTAAACAAAGCACGTTTGAAGGAAGCTTCATCACCAAGGAATTTACTACCAACCATTACCGAGATTGGCTTAGCAGCAGATGAAATGAGGTTACCAGTTAATGCACGGATAGGTGCAAGACCATTCAAAACACTGTTGTAACGAATGCCATCAAGACCTTGCAAAACATAGCTAGGAATTGAAGGATTCTGATCTATAAGACCTTTCTTAATAACACCAATA